TTTGCAGCATCTTTGGATCCATCTCATCCAGTTTATCCACCGTCTTACCAATAAACTCGGCAGCATCCCCAAATCGCTCCCCCCATTTTTGGATCACCGGCGACAGCGCCCCACCCTCACTCACAGCTTCCTTCAACCACTCCAAGAAGTTTTTCCCTGCCTTGATTGCATCCCCAAATGCTGGGATGAAGTTCTGGCCAAACGCCACCGCCACATCATTCAGATACCTCGGGTAGGACCGCAAAACCTTCCCGGGGTCTTCCATCGCTTTGGCATAAGCGCCTGCAATCCGCTCCCCATACGCCATCGTCGCATTCACCCTCGCCTGGACCTTTTCCTGTTCCGATAATGCAGCAGCCGACCTGCCGGTCAGCTCAGCATAGTCCTCATACGCCTGGTTCAGGTCGATGATCATTCCGGCCGATTTAAAAAGTTCCGTCCGCCCAGTGATGATCGCCTTCGTCAGCGTTTTGGTGGTTTCTGTACTGTTCTGGCCTGAGATCACCGCCGCATCCTGTGCAACCCGGGCGACCTTTGAAGCATCTGCCAGGTCTAGCTCAGCTTTAATAAAATCTGCGATGATCTCCTGGCTCGCAGCCGCTTCGATACCCATCCCCTGCACAGAATCAGCCTGCGCCCTCACATAATCCCCCGAATAGCCGGCACTCTTCCCCAGTAATTCATTAACAGAAGCCAGCTCATTCACACGGCTGGCAGCCTTTGTTGAAAAGCCGATTAAAGCAGTCAGTGGCACAGTCAGCCCGGCCGTCATCGCCGCGCCGACATTACGCATTGCCTTGCCGGATGCGCTGAACGCCTTCGATATCTTCCCCTTTGCTTTGCTCAGGTCCTTATCAAACGTCCCCCAATCAGCCCGAATAATTACCTTAGCCTCACCAAGATTTCCTAATGATCCTTTTCCCATTTACACCTTCCGTAGGGGCTATTGCGTAGCGTCCTGTAAGGAGGCATGCCTAGCCCGATTAACCCATTTCTTCATCCTGTCATTGCGAGCAAAGTGAAGCAATCTTGCCTTTCAGCTTTGAGCTTTCAGCTTTCAACTGTCTTAAACCTCTCCGGTAACGACGCCACAGCTTCAAGCCGAAGGGCCTCACTCAAAGAGTGCTCTTCGAGCAAGCCCATCGGCGCACGTAGCCCTCTTTTCGAGGGGTGCCAAAATCATGAGATTTTGGCCTTCAACCTCTCCGGTAACGACGCCACAGCCTTCTCATGAAAATTCCTACACTCCTCAGCCTCTTCCTTGCTCAACTTCCTGGTCACAGGTGGGCTGGTCAACCGCTGAAGCGACGGCATCCGCCTGGAGCGCATCAACGCAGCAGTATGCCATGCCTGCCAGGCACGTTCCTGATGCGCATATTTCATACGCCAGTTAGCCGCTCGTATCGCACCAAAGACCTCCCTGGGCGTCATCGCCCAGTAATCAAGCGCAGATACACCTGCTTTGAGTGCCTCATCCAGGAGAATATCCCACATATTATGATTGTGGGTATCCGTAGGGGCGATGCATGCATCAAGCTGAGGACCATCAAGGTACTTCAGCGAAGTGCCGAAGTCAGGAGACTTCGGCCTTACCCGTTTTTTTCCGGCGCTTCCTCTTGTGCAAAGCCTTCAGTCTCCAGCCCATACTGCAAAACAGCTGTGATGGCAGGGCCGATCACGTTCGCTGCTGGCGTCAATCCAACCACATCCAGCACATCGCAAGCATCATCAAAGCTCACAGGATTCCCGCCAGCCTTCGACGCTCGCCGATTGGCTTCCATGCCGGCTTGCAAAAGGATCGCAATCTCACGGATCCCCGACTTTCCCGTGGCGAATCCAGAGATCGCTAATCCAACGCTCTTTCCCAAACGTGCTTCAGCATCAGCCAGCGCTCGGGTAGTATACAGCGCCTGGTAGGTCTCAACGACCTCCCCCTCAGCGCCTTTTGCCTCAAGGATTGCCTCTTTGCGTGCACCCAATAAACCGTAGGGGCGAGGCATGCCTCGTCCATCTGTTGCCATTAGCTGCCTTCCTCTGTCCATCCGCCGCTGATGGTCATTGCGCAGGATACAGTCGCCTCACCCTGGTCAGGGTAGCGCTCCGACAGGCTGGTGACCAGCGCGTTGGCTGTTTCGGTTGTCACCTCGTCTACCTGCTTTGCAACCAGGATCAGCTCGCCATCTCGCATGGCATCCTTCAGAGCCTCGTAACCGGCGTCCGAAGCGACATACAGGTGATCCAGCGTCAATGTCGCTGAATAGCGCCCGGCGATCACCGACTGTTCCCGGGCCGATTTGTTCGACGTGTCGATCTCAGCCGTGCTCTCATCAAAAGCCACATCCCTCTGAGAGCCGACAGCCGTATAGACAGGCACGCTGGGGGTGCCGGTGTTCACCAGCAAAAGTACATCCGTTCCGTTCATTTGATCCTCCAAGCCGAAGGGCATCCAAGCCCATCGGCGCAGTGCCAAAATCATGAGATTTCGGCCTAATTGCCAGGATCAGGAGATCCTGGCCTAACTAATTGAAAACAATCCTCTTATCGAGGGTAGGGGCAAGGCATGCCTTGCCCGATTTAATATTAAGATTCTTGAGCATTAATCTCCACACTCACAATCCGCCCATACGCATCCTCCTCATCAGCGGAAATAGGGCCATAACAGACTGACCACAGCCAGGCATGATCATCAATGGATAAATTTGAGCGGTGCAGCAGCGTTCTCACCCGCTCACTGATCGCTTCGATATCAACGACGCTGCCTGTCGCCTCCGCATAACATCGGACGTCAACCCTCACCGATCGTCCCAGTGAGTTCTTTGTGTCAAACGGCGCCTGGCCCACGATCGGACCAATTACAATAAAGGGCATACTTGCATCGCCTGGCGCCGGATCAACCGTAAATATCGCTGGCTCGCTCTCATAGGTCGAGAGCAGAGCAGCCAGCGTGCTGTCAGCAGATAATTTCATGTGAATTGCTTTCAAAAACATCTAATCAATCTCCACTTCCTGTCATTGCGAGCTTGCGAAGCAATCTCTCTTTTCCTTTCAGCTTTGAGCTATCAGCTGTCTTTCTCACCTTCCAATCAGCAGCCGGATGATGTCTCTGGCGTTCTGGGTGACCGCAGGGCGTAAAAACGGGTGTGCAGGGGCAGTAGATGACCCTGTCTCAATATAAAAGCCGTGGTGGCGCTGTCCTGATTTTCCGATCTTCATTCCAACTGCAATTACCAATCCGTCTCCTGTCCCCGGTCCCCGGTCTTTATTAACCGCATGGGTCAAAATATACTTCGACAGATACCGTCTGTAATTTCGATCACGACCCGTGTCCGGCGTCTTGATCGCATCCAGCCGCCGCCTGGCATCATCCTCAACAAACTTACCGACTGCCGGCGCATGATCCATCAACCGCGCCTCCACCGCTGCCTTGATCTTCTCCGGATCCCATTTACTAAAACTCACATCAGCCACGAGGAGCACTTCCTTTGTGCGACGAAGCCCCTGAAGCGTAGCGGAACGGGGTATCCGTCCCCGGTCTCAAGCAGGAGTGCTTCAAAGCACCCTGCGCAGTGCCAGGTTCATGAGAACCTGGCCCCCTTTTTAGCTTTGAGCTATCAGCTATTGGCTTCACTTTGTCTCAAGCTGGAGTGCCCTCATGGCACATCAGCGCAGTGCAGACATCAAGAGATGTCTGCCAATCATGTCGATTCTTCACTTTGTCTCTCCAAACAATCCACTTCCAAATGATGCCCGGCTTCCGACGGTTCACGCACGCCCAGCACCTCCACCACCAGGTCGCCGACCGTCACACGGTCCCCCCTGGCAATATCCTCATCTCCGGCAACATACAGCACATGCGAAATATCCCGTCCCTCCTGGGCAGCCACCTCCTTCTCACGGCTCGATGCTGGCCTGATCCTGCCTTCAACCGCCGCATCCAGCGTCGAATACCCGATCGTGAACCCGCCAACACTGTCGCTCGTGCGCGTCCGCCGCTCGATCATGAAAATGTTATTGAACAATGAAGTAATGCTCATCTTTTATCTTTTCCTATCAACTATGAGCTATCAGCCACCGTCTTCCGTCTCCAGTCTTCCGTCCCCAGTCTCAAGCTGAGCGGCATCAGGCCCCTTCAGCGAACATAGCCCTCTTCTCGAGGGGTGCCAAGCGCCACGAGGCGCTGGCCCTATTCACTCGCCCTCACAATATCCGCTGTGATGTTGAAAACACCGATATAATGCTCAGACACCGCACCGTCATCATTGACCGACTGGAGTCCCCACTCTCGCTCCTTCGCTGCCAGCTGTGCTGAAATCGAAGGATCCACTTCTACCCTGGCCTTATTTGTTGCATCGGTATAAACCAGGCTAGCAAGCTCTCGATCATCAGGATCAGTGATTGCCACACCATTCAATACCAGCAAGCCATCCACACTGTCCATAAACAACAGCGCTTCCTCATCCGTGTCTCCGGAATTCTTTTTGATCGCAAACTGCTGCTTGTGTGTATAGAGCGTCACATTAGGAATATCAAAACCCCAGCTGTTTCCGCGTACCTGTGTAATGCTGCTGCCGCTCACACTTTCAGAAATTTCAGTCGCCGTCATCGTCAATGTCCGTGATACGTATCCCCATATTGTTTCAGCACTTTCACCTGAACCCGCATCAATCGCATCAATTGCGTCTGCCAGCGCTTTCAATGTTTCAGTTGTCCACCCGGCTCCCTTCATCGCCGTCAAAGTCGCTTCCAATGCCAGTGTAGACACATCCGCCTTATACTGATCAGGATTGTCTAGATCAGCCTGCATAGCACCAAGCTGTGTATCGACATTTGCGCTCGCCAGTCCGATCGCTGTCCGGATCCCTGCAGCATCTAACGGACTGATTGCATCAAGTACTGTTTTGATTGCCACTAGTGTTTCGTCAGACCATTCACCACCCTTGATAGCTGTTAATGTTGCTTCAAGTGCCAGTGCAGATACGTCTGCTTTAAAGTTGGCTGGTGTGCCTAAGATGGTTTCAATATCATCAACGTTACCGTCTACAATCGCTAAATCATGCACAATCTTATCCTGCATCACACACACATCTGCAAAATCAGTCTGGTCATCTACATGAGGAACAACTCTAAAAATCACATCTTCAAGATCATCCTGAGTAACCGAAGCCTTATATACCCCCGTTGCGATATTGGTTAGCGAAGGAGACGAAATGCTATTACCAGCCAGATCATAAGCTGTGATCGTGGCAGTGTTGGTCAGGTTCGCAAAGCGCCCGTCCGAATCTTGATATTGAATTATTGCCGTATACGTATATGACATTCACACCTCCTATTGTCCCAAAAGTTCTTGTATCTCAGCTTCTTTCGCATCTGTATAATCCGCAATCTCTTTGCGGATTTCTGCAATCCGATTATCTCTGCTCACTGCCTCTGTATTGACCTTGATTTCAGCCAGCGATGCCCTGAAAGCTTCAACATCCGTTCCAAAAACGTCAAGAATAACCCCACCGATAACTTCTAATTGTGCTAATGTTGCTTTTGTTAATTCTGTCATTTTATTTGTCTCCTGTAAATAGTTTATAATGCGTTCATTGCGGTTGTGAGTTCTGCCACGTAAGCCGAAATATCAATGTCGTAAATTGCATTGGCTATTAAATCACCTTCAAAATAATCGACGCCGAGATCATAA